CACTTGCATCAATAAACATATCACCTTGGATCGTTTGTCCGTTACTTAATTTTAGTTTCTCTATCCAACCTGTTTCTGAATTTAAAACTACGTTTTCTACTTCACTGTCAATGTGTGCAGTATTGCTAATTTTTTTAAAATATTTTCCTACCTTATGTGCATCAAAATGATATGCATGATTACCATCTTTTTCTACAAAACTATTTTTGTTGTGGTGTATTTTATATCCTAGTTCAGTTGCTAGATGTAATAAATTTTGATCTCTATATCCTAGTGCATGTTGAAATACAATATCACAACGATCATTAGAAGTAGGAGATCCGTCTATAGGAGCAATGTAATGACCAGACACATCCTTGTTCCAATTAATATGTTTGATCCCAAGTTTAAGTGTAGCATCACATTCTTTCACAAAATCTTGTTCGACACAACCTAGATTATACATTTCGTTTTGTACAATAGTTGTTAGTGAACCTGTGCTTCCTTCTCCTGCTCCGATTATTCCTATTTTAGAACTTTCGATTACTGTGACAGTATGCTCTGGTTTGATTTTAGATATCATCAAAGCGGCAAGCCAGCCAGCAGTACCTCCACCTACTACCACTATTTCCATTTGAGTCCTCCAAACGATTCTATATATGCTTTATGATCCACACATCTATCTTTACGAGATTGTTCTTCTGCATAAAAATCAAGCAATTTTGATTCAGCTATTTCAGTTTTAAATGAATGCTTCTCAGGATTAAATTCAAATTCAAACTGTGCCATCCAAGCAAACCAACTCGATGGATGGAAAATTGTATTTGTGTTCTGTGTTTGAACAGCAACGTGATTTCTAAAGCCAGGATCACGCATCACATCTTCCATCCAAAGTTGATAATCACTCGGAGTGTGATTTTCTTTTACATAATCCCAAAACTTACTAGATAGTTCTGTTTTAGAATAATGCATATTAACAAAATCTATTGCATTTTCATAATAACAGCCAAGTCTTGTGTTATAGTAATTTCTATCATTCTGATCTGTGTAACCTATTCTTATTCTTTCTTCCAAATGTTTGATACCTTTGATCATGCAACTCAAACCTGTTGATTCTAAAGGTTCAATAAATCCTCCGCTGAGTCCTATTGATACTACATTACCTTCCCAGAAATTTCTACTATAGTAAGGTGTCCAATCTATCACTTTTGTTTGATCAGGTTTTATTCTGTCATCCCAATACCTGCAAAAATAAGCTACTGCTTCTACTGGATCAGTAATGCTTCTTTTAAATACCAAACCAGAGCCCATTCTATCCTGTGTTGGTATTTTCCAAATCCAACCGTGATCAACTGCATCACAAACAACATAAGGTACAAATTCGCTTTCATCCTTGTATTCTACTCTACCAGCAACGGCTGTATCACAGAATAATCTCTTGGATAAATCCACTCTATCTTGTTTTTTTAGTAAACTTTTAAAGCCAGTACAATCTATGAATAAATCAGCATGTACCATTTGTCCATTTTTTAACAATAGGTGTTGTATTTCTTGTCCTTGTTTTTCAACATGAATTACATCTTGTTTTATTAGATGTATATGAGAGCTGATTTTTTGCTGGATATATTGCACCATTGCTCCACAATCAACATGATAAGCATAACTGCTTAGATCATTAGGATCAATTTTGTTGTGTCTTACGGCACTGTCATACATCATTATTGCATAATCTTTGTAAGGATATTTTTTATTTGCTGACCAATAATCCCAAATGTCGGCATCATTTTGCATGTCATAAAAATTTATAAAGAAAGGATGCCAAACTTCTAATCCTTTTCTTAACCAGTTAGGAAACAGTATGCCTGCTTTAATTGTAGCTCTACATGCAGGAATCCATTCATCTCTGTCAAATCCTGCTTCTTCCATATATTGTGCAAAGTCAATTATTGTAGCTTCACCTACTCCTACTGGATTTCCGTGTTCTTTATCAACAACTGTAATATTATGCTTGGGTAATTTGTTTTTTAAATATGCGGCTGTCATCCAACCAGCACTTCCTCCACCTACTACAACTATCTTCATAATTGGCCTCTATCTCCTCTTGCAATTGATAACGCAAACCAATCTAATCCAAGATTTGTTGACTTGATAGCATCGATATGTTTTATACTTGTATGCATACGTACTTCTTCTGCCTTTTGAAAATCATTCAATAAAAATTCTTGTTTGCCTGGCGGCATGTAACTTAGATCAACATTAACTGGATATCCCATTTGTATTAACCATAGATGCCAGTTTGGTGGATGAAATAATGTTCTAGATTGCACAGGGGTATAAAATTTTCTGTCTGAATCCTTCAACCAGTCCTCATACCATAAATGTTTTTCGGATTTGACATGCGTTTCCTTTACAAAATTCCAAAAAGGTGTATCCCATTCAGTATCCGCATAATGACTGTTTACAAAATCAACAGCATCATTATACCAAAATTCCATTTCCCTGTTGTATGTTTCTATGTTAGCTTCATTATATGCATACTGTGGAATCATGTCCATTAGTTTTTCTACACCAGTAGTCATACTTGCAAGACCAGTTGACTCTAAAGGTTCTATAAATCCACCACTTAACCCAATGGATACTACATTATTTTCCCAGAAGTTCTTACTGTAGTAAGGTACCCAGTCAATTAATTTTAAATCTTCAGGTTTAATTCTGTTATCCCAATGTTCACAAAAGTAACGTTTTGCTTCTTCGGGATCAGTAATGTCTTTGTTAAATACCAATCCTGAACCTATGCGTGATTGCACAGGAATCTTCCAAATCCATCCGTGATCTACAGCAGGACATTTTACATATGGCACACACTCTTTTTCAAAGTCTTCATATGGAACGTGTCCAGCAACAGCGGCATTGGTAAACAGTCTACCGTTACCTAATAGTTCAACACGTTTTGCTTCTTTTAAAATACTTGCAAAGCCAGTACAATCTATATAAAAGTCACTGTGATGAGTCATTCCATTCTTTAATTCTAAACTGATTATGTTTCCCTCATAATCTTTGTTTACTTTGACTACATCGCTCTTAATAGTTTTGACCGTTGTGTGGCATATCCTTTGTAATTCTTTTACTAATTTCCCTGCATCAATGTGATATGCTAAGGTTTCGAATGATCCCCACATATCTAATTTATTTGCCATGTTTACATCATACGTAGGTAGTGCAGTTTTTTTAAAATCTAAATGTTGATTATTTGCCCATATATCATATTGCGTACACGCATCTACCATATAACTTCTATTTAGGTAAAAAGGATGCCATACGGTGTTGTTTGGATTCTTCCAATGCGGAAATTCTATGCCTGCTTTATATGTAGCATCAATATTCTTAAACCATTCAGGTAAATTTATACCACATTTTCTAAGAAAATGCGGAAATGTCAAAACTGTTGCTTCACCAACACCAATTGGATTTCCTACTTCTTTGTCTATAACTGTGACCGGCAAGTCCCAAAAATTATTTTGAAGATATGTAGCCGCAAGCCAGGCCGCTGATCCACCTCCCACTATGGTAATGTTTTTTATCTTTTTCATTTACTTCTCCAATAGTGTTATCAAATCAAATACTGTTTTTAGTTTTGTTTGATTGGTTTTATTTTGTAAAGTATTTCTTAATCCAAGATGTAAAGGTTTCGGCCATTTACCAAAACTAACCCAAGCATATCCATCATGTTCGTCGTTTAATTTTGGAATAAATTCATTTTCTATTACACACAAATACGTATGAAATTGAAACTTACTATCTGTGCTTACAAACGTTTCTAAAGGAATAGTCTTTTTAATGTCAGGTGCAGATCCTATTTCTTCTTGAATCTCACGTTGTAGTGCCGGCCACGGTGATTCATTTTTACCATTAGTACCACCTACTAATCCCCAAACATTTTTCTGTTTACTTTGTGTTCTGTGCAGTAACAAAAACCTCTTGCTTTCTAGAGAATAGAAGAGAGCGCCACTACATATAATATCCTGGCTCATAGTAATAATTATCTTAAAGTGCTAGGCGCCAAGTACCTTTTTGATATTCGCCTTCCCAGCTTAATATCCATTCTGTACCTGTCCATCTATATTGAACACCTGTATTTAGGTTGGTAATATACTTGGTTGTGCTACCGTCGTCTGTGCTGGCATCAAAAACAACATGCCATTGTGTTCCGTCCCATTCCACAATATCATTTTCTCCTGCCACAAACTCTGTTCCGTCCACATTTTTCCATGCATCTGGACCATCGTAACTTGCTTCATTTACATTTTTACTTGTATTAATAGCTCCTAAAAGCAATAACCTTAAACCGGCTGTTTTTGCAGTAGTAGGATTAAACTTACCTGGATCAATAATAAAATCTACTGAACCTTGATTGTTTCTTCCACTTGGTGTTGTAAGGTTAGTGTTTGTTGGAATAGTATCTTGATCCCATGTAATTAGTAATTGTGTTCTGTCTAATTCGTTAATTGTTATAGTTCCGTTGATACTAATACTACCAGATTCGCCTTCGATCAGTTTTCTTCTCAACATTATTTGAGATAATCCAGCTCTATATTCACCTGGATGAGGATCTAATACTTTGATCCAATCTATTGTACCGACCTTACCTCTATCAACTACCTGTGCAATGTTACCCATTACCAATACATCATAGTCTTGGTAATTTCCTGTCATTATTTTTATGCCATCTTTTTCAACTAATCCAGTTTGTAAATCTGTTTTAGGTTGATTGTTTTCTGAATCACTGTATGCTTGTAACTCTGGCATTGATGTTTTTAAATCTATTGTGCCTTTAGTTTCGTCAAAAATACTCATAACAACATTTGTTATGACTCCTAACTTTTTAACTTTTGCAGGCATGTTTAAATATATTGGTGTGATAAATCCTAGCTGTGCTATGTCTATTTCACTATCTGTTCCTGCCGGTATACTTCTATTTGTAAAGTTAATGTTTGTCAATTCAACACTTGTCAAGCTGGTCCAATCAACGTAATTGTCTGTCGTTTGTATCTCCAAACTTGGATTGAACAACATTAATAGTTGTTCCATAATTTGCAACTTCATATCTGTGTTTGTTGACCAAATATCAAGATTGACGGATAAGTTATACGGTGTAGGCATCAAACGCTCAACTGTATAATTCTTTCCTTGTGTATTCAAATATTCATTGCCTGCTTCATCAAACGCTCTTTCTCTAATATGAACCTTGCTCGTAAAGCTAGAATCTGAAGTTCTAGTTCTATCCTGTTCAAGTTGTGTGATGTACAAGGCCATTCTTGGAGCAGATGGTAATTTGTTTTCGCTTTGATCTCTTACAATACTTGCAACCTGTCTAGACAAATCGCCATAAAGTACAGGAATTTTTACTTCCTTACCTTCGCCATCCTTATATTTAAAATTACTAAACAAGCGGATCAGCTGTGTAATGTATCTTCGTATTTGTCCATCATAAAAGTGTTGCATTAATTGTCTGCCTTAGGTTTAAGTGCTTGCGATAGGCTCTGTCTTTCTTGTACAGTGTCTCCGCCGATGCTTGAAGATTTTGTATTATTAACAAAAGTTCCTTTTTGCGTCTGTTTAGTATCTGAATTGCTTAGGTTAACTCTAATATTATCTTCCATTTTGACCCATCTCTTTCCATCATATCTAAAAAGTCTGTTTGGAAACAAATCTGTACGTAGGAAATAATCACCTTTTGCACTAGAGCTTGGAAATCCAATACCACTTCCAAATGCTTCTCCATTTGGTGCTATACCGTCACCAATTAAATAACCTTCATATCCTTCTCTTTCAGGAGTTTGATGTATTCTATCTGCTAACTCATTTTGTGTGCTTGCATCTAATTCACTTGTATCTGTAGTTACAAGTTCAGTGACACCTTTTTCATCAACTTGTAGTGTGTATAAATGACTTGTTTCGTAACCTGATTTACCTGCATCAGCTTCAGCTTGTTTTACAACAGCATCATTTATTTCAATTTCTTTATTGTAAGTTGACATCAAATCTCTTAGAGTTGTGTCAGAACCTTCGCTTGCTTTTTGATCAAGTATATCTTTATATTCTTGTGTATCGTAAATCTGTTTTAATTTTAATCTATATAAGTGTGGATACCAAGTTTGTGAAAATCCTTCACTTGCTCTGTTTACATCTTCTACTACATAAAATCTTTTTAGAGCAAAATCAAATTGGTTAAATGCATGATCGTCTTTTAGGTGAGGCAACTCAATAACATCACCAGGAATAATTCTTCTACCTAACGTTTTTATACATGAATTAATTGGCACTGTAAGAAATAAAATATCCTGTGCTAAAAATAATCCAAACTGACTTAAATCAAAATCAATGTCAGCAACATTGTATATTCCACGCATAGTAAAGACGTCTGGATCATATTTCCTATCTCTATTTTCAAGGAAAACCAGGTCCTGTATGTTAGTTTCTTTTACAGCATCATATTCTGGAGTGCCTGCTGTAGCTGTACCAGTAGCAGGATTTTTAGGTCCTAAAAACTTGTGTACATACACATCTGTACCACCTACAGTGAACATTTCTGTAATGGTTTTGTCTAAAAATTCGTAATCTTTTCCCTTTTCGGGTTTATATAAACTGAGTCTCGGCATAACGTAAGTATTTATCAGAGCATAAATAGTATAGCAAGGAACAAACATATGGCTACAAATCTAAACACACAAAAACAAGAAGTTTACAAATACGTAGAAGCAATGCTAGGCGGAGGCATGATTGATGTCGAGCTTGATCCTATGCATTATGAAACTGCTTTAGATACAGCATTAAACAAGTTTAGACAGCGTTCAGATAACGCAGTAGAAGAATCATATGTAACTCTGCCAACGGTAAT